CCGTCAATGCTTCCGTTGATTGCCTTGCCGAGTGCCGTTGCTACGTTTCGCGCTTGGTCGCTGCTTGCCGCCGCACCATATTGGTAGGCAATGTAATCATTCATTACCGGGAGCATATCTTCCAGCGATTCCTTGCGTTCCACAAAAGATGCCAATTCCGCCAGTGCCGTTGTTTGGGCAGTTTTGGAAACAACACCTACTTTTTCTTGCGCCGCCGCAAGGTCTAAAAGGCTGGCTACTTGGTCATCACTTGCGTCCATGGTGTTCCGCATTACTTGCGTTAAAAGCGTTTGCGCCTGTGTCGCTTCGGTTGCCATCCCCATGCTGTCGGAAACATAATCCTTTATTGCCGCCCCTACCGCTTTTACTGAATCCACAATGGCTTTTAATCCGGCTTTTATTGCGTCAGCGGCGAGATTTGCCAGCAGCATATCTTTGAACGTGCTGGATTTTTTCCCGGTGCTGTCCATTTCTGTTCCAAGGTCTTTTGTGTCTTTTTCTGTTTCGTTTAGGTTTTTCCCGGTATCGTCTAACGCGCCGCCCATGCCATCTAACGCTTTTTCGTTGCCTTTTAATTCCCGCTCCATGCCGTTTAATTCCGCTTGAGCCTTGTTTAATTGAATCTGCCAGTTTTGGGTCCGCTTGTCGTTTTCACCGAAGCTGTCAGAAGCATTTTCCAGCGCGTTGCGTAAAAGGGTTATTTTATCCTTTTGGGTTTCGATTTCCTTATTTAACACCGTATTCCTTGACGCTAACGATTGCGCGGATTTGTCATTTTTATCAAACTGTGACGTTACCAACTGCATTTCGCTTCCCAATACCTTGAAGGACTGGTTAATATCGTTAAGCGCGTTTTTGAAGTCTTTTTCGCCGTCTATGCCTATTCTTAACCCGAAATCTGCCATATCAGCCAGCCCTTTCTATATTGGTATTATTTCGTCAATGCTTAAAACTTTTTGCGGTTTTTCCCTGCCTAAAAATTGCATATGGCAAGCCCACAAATCCAAAAATAAACCAATCGACATATTCCAAAACGTGTCAGCCGTCATTCCCATTTGCACTGTTCCGCAATAGTAAAGCCGGGTAAATACTTCCACATCATCTACCCGGCCACCGTGTTTCCCGCTTCAGGTTCGCTTTTTACATTTCGCCCTGTGCCTTTTTGCATCGCCGCCGTTATCGCTTCCCTAAATGTTGCCAGTTCAGCGGGTGATGTAAGGATTTCCACTTCTTCCTCGGTCAGTAATTCCTTGGTATTTTCCTTGTTCTTCAAGTTATGAATTAGAATCGGCTGGTTTACCAGTAAAACGATAAGCCATATAATTTCTGTCAAAGCCATTTCAAAATTTTCCGAAGAAAATAATTTTTCTCCAAGGTTTGACAGCCCGCCATATTTTTTACCGATTTCCCGTGTTGCCCTTGTTGTAAGCAGCATTTCGTATTCATCGCCGCCAATTTTTACCCATGCGCTTCTATCGTCATCCATTATTTGCCTCCTCATCTACGGATTTGCCGCTACCGTTGGTTTCGGGTTCGCCTACACGATTTTCTTTTTTGGTAAATTCGGGTTCATACACCTCTTCGTACCACTTTTCAAAAACGGTTGCTGGCACTTCATCGCCCTCTGTAACTTCCGCTTTCCACGGGTGTTTGCCTTGACCGTCCACTTTATTCCTGCGGAGAACCGTTCCTGTAATGGACGGCGTTTGGAAAGTAATTGAATCGCCTTTGGTTTGTAGTTTTGTGCCGGGGAAGCCGAATTGCACCCGGTAAAACCAAAAATAACGATATAAGCCGCCGGGTTTTTGAGCGCGGAACCCTATCGCCACGGGTTTTCCTATATCTTCCGATGTGGCGATTAGTACACCGTTTTCGTCAAGGGTTGCGCCTGTTAATGCCATTACTACCGATTTCTTCAAATCGTCAGTGCCAATAACCAGCGTTCCGCTCTTAAAATCTTTGATAACAATTGCCAGACCGTCATCCGCAAAAAGGTTTGCTTCCACCAATTCCACGGTTAAATCGCCGCTTATGGCTTTTGCCATTTGGATTGGTTCTCCATATGTTTCGTTACCGTCTGCATCTTCGGTGATTTCCGCATAAAACAATTTATCCATGCCGATTGTTGCCATGTAAAATCACTCCTCCACTGGATAATATTTTGCTACATCTACCGCCACGTTAAAGTACCCGGTATCATCTTCATGTGCCAAATAACGGCGGTCGGTGATGGTGAAATCTGCCGCCAGCACCGCATCCACAATCTGCTTTTTTCGCCGGGTATAATTCCCTTTGCTAAAAAGGGAAATTCTAACTTCATGGACATCAACTTGTGGGCGATTATCGGCAAAAAATGAAAAATCCTCCACCATTGGCGTTAAAACGCAGTATTCATCCGGCGGTACGCCACTAAATACCCCGGTTTCCACCGGGAGTTGAATCTTGGTCATCAAGGCGGTTAGTTCTGCTAAAATGCTCACAATTTGCTAACCTCCTCATCGAACCGCTCCTCGATTGCGGCTTCCACTGGTTTCCGCGCTTGGTTTCGTGCCGGTTTCAGAAATGGTTTAGGGCGTTGGCCGCTTTTGCCATATTCCAGCACGTTGGCGATTAGCGCGTTGGGTCTGCCATCCCGCCGCTTTTCGTTGAACCCGATTTTTACGTCACGAATCCCGCGCCTGTTTGTTTTTGGGGGAGAAACACCCAAAGCCCCCACCAATTCCCCGGTGGAGCGTGATGGGATTTTCGTATCTTTGCCAATTGCACCCGCTAAACCGTCACGGACGTAAGGCAAAGCCGTTTCCCCGGCTGCTTCCAGACATGAATCAATTATCCTGTCGGTTTGGTCTGCCAATTTGGAGAACCGTTCCATTAAATCATCCGGCATGGTTATGGTTACTTTCGCCACAAAATCACCTCCTGTCATCGCATGGAAGCGATTATTTTTTCTGCCAGTGCTTCCATGTACATCCCACGGTTTCTAACATCTTCCATGCTGTGTATACGATATTTTACGCCGTTCCAAACAAAGGAGTGCGTTGTATCAACCTCCACATCGGGGATTTTACGGAAGCGGAATAATGCGGTAGCGGTTGTAAATGCCGCCCGGTTTGCCCAGCCCTCACTGCCGTGGCGTTGTTCCACAAATGCCCGGACGGAGGCGATTATGGTTTCATTTTGGATGGTAAACCCTTCTTCATCCTTTTGCGGGACCGCCGCCACAATATCTATAAACTGGTTCATCTTTCCAAGCGACACGGTTGCACCTCCCACATAAAATCAAACTATCCATGTTTTGTTCATCAGAAGCAGCCTGTTGACCGCTTTCCACACATGGTCTGCCGCCGCTACGGAATCGGAAAAAAAGCCCGCTGTCGAACCATCCCGGCTTTCATAGAAATGGCTCGACAGCATAATAATGGCTTGCTCGGTGGCCGGGGGGAATGGGTTTTCACCGCTTTTGTCATATGTTATTTTCTGGAATCCCTCGGCGTAATCGATGGCGGATTTTATTAAATTTTCCAGCAAAGCGTCATCCTTATCGTGTGCCAACATTAGGTTTAATTTGACTTTTTCCAGCAAATCACCCATGACCTTCCTCCCTTCCGTTGATGGATAGCACTGGTTTAAGCACCAGCCATTTTCAGCAGTTTTATTCCTTCGGGAAGGATAACTTTGGCATCTACCCGCTGTGTGGCGATGAAGCCGATTTGACCGTTTCCGGCGTATAATTCAATCAGCCGCTGGACGGTTCTGCCCATCCGGTCGGCAATCCAGTAGTTGGAGAAATCGCCAAAGGCCACCGGGAGCGCGTCTTGTGCTACGGTGGGTACATACGGCGAAGTGTAAAGTTTGTAACCCAGCAATCTATCAGGTTCTCCGGCTTGCACCGAAGGCTGCCATAAATACTGGCCGTTGCTGTCCTTCAGCTTGCGAATGGCAGAAACCGTTATATCACGCATTAAAAACACGGCGTTGCGGCGGTAGGGGCTTTTCAGTGCGTACACCAAATCAATTAAATTGTCGGTGCTTATTGTCGCGCCTGTTGTGGTCACACCGATTTGGCCACCCCCGCTTGCTATAAATATACCTGTGGGTCTATCCGTGCCGCTTCCTATGCAGAACGCTTCTTCCTCCGCTATTCCGAAAGCCCGCGCAAATTCGGCCGCGATATACGCTTCCAAGTCAAACATGGAATCCTGTAACAATTCCGTGCTGACCTTGATTAAATTGGTCAGCTTGAATGCGTCAATGGTTTTTTGTGCAAAGGTGGGGTTGTTTTCGGGGACAGCGGCGTTTTCCGCTGTCCATTGCGCGGTGGAGTGGGTTGCGGCGATGGGTATTTTACGCTCCGCCGATGTGGTGATTACCTTGGCAATGGAGCGGATGACATTTGCTTCTTCCAAACC